AATTTCGGCCTGAAAGTCACACATCGGGTATCCATAGGTAACTTGTTGATTTTTAGGCATAAAAAAACCCGAGGGTCTGGCATAGCTTCTAAGGATTCAACTATGCGTCGCCACGGGTGCTTGGGATGAATAATAGAGAATGGTGTTGACTGGTGTCAACATCCTTCAGTTAATAAATTTAACAGAGCTGTTATCAGATATGGTTACTTTGCCCTGCATGCAGGCACCTTCACCCACGCCTTACACCGACAAAGCGCCACCCCATCCCGCAGTTTCACACACCGGGAACGAATCACTTCTCCATCCCAGATCCGGTGATCACACTTCGGGCAGATCACCTCATCTTTCACCGGTGCGGCTGGCTTAACATTCAGTGCGGCATTCATAGCTCAATCCCCTTGCGTGCGTATTTCTTCTTCAGCACCTTCCATGGTGTGTTGATCTCGTTTTCTGTCAGATGGCCCATAGCCAGAGCCTGCTGTTTTTTCTGGGCGCCCAGTACCTGGTACTGAACGGTGGGTGTTTGCTGGTTCAGCCAGTGGATGCGGTCTTCCTTTCCGGTTTTGTCTTCAGCCGATACCTCATCTTCAAACACCACTTCCTCATAACTCAGGGTGTTAGGGTGAGCAGGCCAGGGCGATTTTCCGGGAGGGTAAACCCCTTTGCCCAGTCCGTAGCGGTTCACCTTGGCGTGCATATCGCAGATATCTGGCTCAGGGTGTGCCGGTGACAGCAGGAAGCGGGTGCCCACAGTATCATCCAGTTCAAACACCGATTGCTGATAAGCCATACCGTGTGCCCGGTTAATCTCGGTGCGAAACAGACGGCGGGCATTGTGATAGGGCGCACCTTCACCGGTCATCAGCTCTTTGGTGGTTGCCCGGCCAATGGCGGAACTATCGGCTATTTTGATTTTGTTCGGCAGTTCATCGGGTACCGGCACGCCACGGCGGATAAAGTCTTCCGCAGCCTGACTGGCGCTGTTGCCCTGAATAATGGCGGACTCCACCGCACGGCCAACTACTTCCCGGGCATGGTTATTCACCCGCCACAGTCTGTCCGACAGTTGCAGCCCATCATCAGCCTGAAACCGGCGGGCAGCCCGTACAGCTTCACCGGCCAGATCGTCCAGCTTTGCGGTGGGCAGAGCATAGGCCAGAGCGCCGACAGCCGTGGCTGCGGCACGTTCCTTGTAACCGGTGACCAGCATCTCTTCCTTCCAGCCCAGTTCGTCAATTACCGCATCCACCTGACGGCGTAACTCCCGTAGGTTATCCAGCCGCACTGTGCCATCGGCACCGGCCATCAGGGTGATGCGCAGGCGGATTTCTTCTGAGGCCTGTTTGTAGACCGCCTGCAGTTCCTTCAGGGCTTCGGCATCCAGTTTATTGCCGTTCTTGCGTGCTTTAGCGCTGGCCCGTTTAATGGCAGCTTTTATATGGGAAGGCGTAGGCATCAGTTACCGCCTCCTGAGGAGATACTGGTGGCACTTTCCCCCTTGGGGGCGTTATTGGGAGTCACGCTCACCCGTGGTCGGCGGTTGCGGTTGTTGCTCTCTTCATCCTGCACGGGGTAGGGATCGTGGCCGTTGCCTTCTTCTTCCAGCTTGGCTTTCACCCGGGAGACATCCATGCCCGCTTCTTCAAATACCAGCTCTTGGGGCACGCCCAGTGCCTGCAGCTTCAGGGCACGGTCGGCACGCTGGTTGCGGGTTTCGGTGTTGCGCTCGGCAAATTCAATGGCGAACTGGTAGGCATTGGGGTTGATACCCTGCAGTAGCAGTTCCAGCTCGAAGCCTTCCTGGTAGGCGGAGCTGATCATATCCTGCAGGCCATCTATCTCCTGGAAGTAGTCAGCCTTCAGGTCTTCCAGCACATCACGACTCAGGTCTTCCACGTAACCGAACAGACCTTTGGGTGCAGGACTGCCGGAGAAGAAGGTATCCAGCAGGTAGGCGACATCGGCTATCTGATCCATATTGGCATCGCCCTGGATGGCAGTGACGGTGCCTTTCTTGTTCATAAAGAAGTCGGTCTGGATTTCGCCGGATTCGTTGCGGGTTTTCTCTTCGTAGGCCTGCAGCTGCTCATCCGTTGCCCCCTCCAGTACGTGGGACAGTTTTTGAGGCGCACGGGTGCGGCGACGGATCACCAGATCCTCTTCGGTCATGGCCAGTTTTTGCCAGATGGAGCGGGAGGCATCCAGATAGGGGCGACCCATACAGCCCATGTCGTCGAAGTTATCCGGCTCCAGCCTGACCATGGTCAGCTGCCAGCGGGAGAAGCGGGCCAGTTCTTTCCAGGTGAACGGGTCCACCTGCTTGTAGGCTTCTGCCATGTTCTTAAAACGGCCGTTCTCATCGATGCGGGGAACAATGGTTTCCGAAGGCATGCGGACGCCACCGGTTATATGGCGGTTGTCATTCACAACCCACTGGATAGGCAGATTCCCTTCCATGGCCGCGCCCCGTGCATCGGACAGCAGTTTGTTGCGGTTGTTCAGCTGCAGGCGCTGGAAGAACTCTTCCCACAATTTAATGATCTTCTGATCACGGGTGCCTTTCCATTTCAGCATCAGCCCGCCTTTGGTGACATCACGGGCCATGCGCTTGTGGATCTGCTTGACACGGCCATCCACTTTATCCATGTGACGGATATGGAGAATGGACTGGCGCAGATCAGGGTCCACATGCATTTTGTGGTACATGTGGCGGATGCTGTTTTCCGGCGTCGCCACCCGGCCTTTCATGAGGCGCTGGCGATCCATTTCCCCATTAATGGCCAGTGCCTCTTTGTGCGCGGCATTCATCTCCCGCAGCTGTTGACGGCGAGCGCCGCCTATTTCAATACCGAAGAGTTTCATCAAAGGTTCCCCAGAGTTCCGAAAGGGCTTTGTCCCAGCAGCTGCGCCCGTGTCTGCTTGCGGCTGGCAATAATGGTTTGCACATGGCACTCACCCCGGGTGACGAAAGCCCAGACCATGGCCATAAAGGCGTCGAACAGGTCATCCCCCACCTGCCGTTTCACCATCTTGTAACTGGCGTAGGCCCCTTTGGTGGGTACGGATTTGATATTGACCAGCTGACGGCAGAGCAACTGCATATCTGCCATCACCGGATCGGCGCTGGGTTCGTCATCCACCTGCGCCATGATACCGAACGCTCCCGCCTTGCTGCGGTTGCTGAACTGGTAGGAGGCATCGGCCATCTGTTTACGCCCTCCTTTATAGAGGAGGAAGTTCTCCAGAATGGCGGAGCGGCGGATGGCATCGGTGTGATAGGTGAGGTTGGTGATGCTCTGGGCTTCCCTGGGCGCGACCACTCCCAGCTCCTGATCGGAGTGGGTGGCCATGTACTCCTGAATCCACATTTCCTTTACCGCGGTTTTTCCGGTACGACGACAGGAGAAGTCGATGGTGTTGTCCTGTTCGTCCATCTCGATCATTTTCAGCACCCGCATGGCGTCCAGCTCGACGTTATGCACATGCTTGTGCCACATGGCGTGATCACCGGCGTAGCGTTGAATCTCCCGCTCGGATACCTGGCACAGTTCCAGCCGCTGGGCAGCACTAAGGTGTTGAGTCATCCACGACCTCGGCTTCGATATCCTTGGGTGGCTCTTAATCTCCGTCTTCCTGGAGGTGTTTGATCAGTACCGGATCCTTGCTGGCCCGCAGCTGGGAACGGCCAATCATGGAACGCAGATCGGACACTTGTTTCTGCATCTGGCCGCGGTATTCCAGGGCGGACTGCTTCTCTTCCTCTTCCTGATTCAGCTGACCCTGCTGGATACCGTGATCCACCTGAATTTTTGGTGTCATGTTCAGGTCTGCTAGGGAGAGGTTGTTGCGGCTGATCATATCCATCAGAGGTTTAAGCAGTGGATGGGCTTTGATCTCTTCAATGGTTTTGAAAGTTCCGGACTCATCATCCAGATAACGGCCAATATGGAAGTCACCGTCTTTATCAAAGTCATAAACCGGATTACGCAGGGAAACGCCATCGGCAACAATCGCCTGCATCATATCCTGCAGGATGGCCATAAAGTTAGCCTGGTTAATGGCGTGAAGATCCTGAAGCATGCCCGGATCACCAGACAACGGAGCATCAGATCGGAACGCTTCAGGCAGGCAATCTGCTGGGCGCAGTAATCCCGGTCAATATCGCAGGTTTTGCAGTGAGGGTATTTATCAGGGCGAGCCGGGAAGTACATGGCTGTTTTCGCAGACGCACCATGCTTCATGGCGTTGTAGCGAGTAATCTGGGATTCTTCCGGAGTAGGGTGCCCGGCAAGGTTCGCAGCCGAAGCCGCTTTGCCTGCCTGAGTTTTTGGCCCCGTGGCCTTCAGATGAGCATTAAACAAACCCACCTGCCAGTGCACCTGCGGCGATTCCTCCCCACAAAGCGGGCAGTCCGCAAAATACCGGAAAGGATGAGCACGCTCAGGCGCCGGATCAGTACGACCGGGAGCAGCATCAAACGTATGAGAACAATCAGCACAGCGGAAAGTTACAGAGCCCGCTGGCTCGACAGGCACTTTTTTCATGGTGCCATGATTTCACGGGTTTGGGTGACAGTTTAAGGGAGCTCTATGTCGTGGAAGATACTGATTTAGAACGACGTTTTGGGGGGTTTACAAGGTCATAGGCTATGGGTACTATTAGCGCCGCTCTGGTTTGCAGTGAGTTGTGAACGGGGAGCCACTTTTAAAGCAATTAGCTTGTGTAGCTGATTGTTGTGGGTCGTTAGCTCAGTTGGTAGAGCAGTTGGCTTTTAACCAATTGGTCGTAGGTTCGAATCCTACACGACCCACCATATTATCAAAAGCCCGCTTCATTGAAGCGGGCTTTTTCGTGCTTGTTAAAAAGTGTGCTTAAAAAATCAGTGGAGCTTGAGTTTTGGTGTCGTGCTGCGCTCCAGTAAATCCTTCGCTATCAGCATGCCCGTTCGCCAGAAGCCATAAAGGGTCAGCTGGTGCAGGCGGTAAAGGGAGATGTAGAACAGCCTTGCTATCTGCCCTTCCAGCATCACATCTCCCGTTAAATTTCCCATCAGGTTGCCTACGGCAGAATGGCTGCTCAGTGAGATAAGTGAGCCGTGATCCCGATACTGAAAATTCAGAAGCTCTTTACCATCAAGCTTTCTGGACAGGTTCTTTGCCAGTAAGGACGCTTGCTGGTGGGCGCTTTGTGCCCGTGGTGGCACGGTGAAATCACCAGCCTTCCCGGTAAGTGTGCAGCTTGCGCAATCCCCCAGAGAGTAAATATTGTCGTCCTGGGTGGTTTGCAGTGTGGGTTTCACGATGAGCTGATTGATCTTGTTACTTTCAAGCCCATCCAGATCTTTCAAAAATGCTGGCCCCTTGATGCCTGCTGCCCAGATTGTGAGATCGGAGGGAATGGTTTTTCCGCTGCGGGTGATAATGCCATCTGCGGTGATTTGGCTTACCGGTGTTCCGGTTCGGGTATGGATGCCCAGTGTGTCCAGCTGGGCTTGTACTCCATTGCTAATGCGCTCTGGGAGGGCGGGTAGTACCCGGTTGCTGCCTTCTACCAGGGTGAGCTGCATGTCAGTGGGGTTCTGTTCAAGACCATAGCGCACCATTAGTTTTGCAGCATGGTGCAGTTCTGCTGTGAGCTCGACACCGGTGGCACCGGCGCCAATAACAACTATGCGAGTGGGCTCGGGTTTTTCGTCCTCGGACATGTGGCGAATAGAGCGGCTAATCAGGTGGTGGTGAATGCGTTCTGCCTGTTCCCGGCTGTCCAGAAACAGGCAGTGTTCCCTGGCGCCGGGTGTGCTGAAGTCGTTGGTGTTGCTGCCTACGGCGATAACCAGAGAGTCGTAACTCAGAGTGCGTTCAGGGAGAAGTTCCGTACCAGTGTTGTCAGAAGCCGGAGCGAGGGTAATCGTTTTCTGTTCCCGGTTCAGGTCAGACATGGTACCCGGCTGGAAACGAAAGTGGTTCCAGTTCGCTTGTGCCAGATAATTCAGCTCATCGCTGTAGGAATTCAGTGATCCGGCTGCCACTTCATGGAGGAGTGGTTTCCAGATATGGGTCATGCGGGCATCAACCAGCACGACTTCTGCTTTTTTCTTTTTGCCCAGAGTGCGCCCAAGGCGGGTGGCCAGCTCCAGCCCGCCGGCCCCACCACCCACAATCACAATGCGATGCAATTCCTGTTGCGTATTCATTGGCTTTGTTTTTCTCAGCTCTGTTTATGTTGTCACGAGGCACAAGTAGCCAGGTCATTGTGATTGTTGTTATGGATGCTTCGCTTGTTGGTGTGTGTATTCAGTATGGCAAGTAAACCGTGCCAATAATCCGTGCTGCTACTCCTAAGCCTACTATGCAAATGGCTAGCCACATCATCATTTTCCAAGGGCGGAACGGTTTGCGCTCTTCTCTGTTGACACCTGTGTTGTTGTATTCATCCACAAGATGCTGGTCGTTTTCATTCAGACGGGTTTTGAATTCATGAGTCATCAGGCATCCCCTGTATGGCGAAACTGCGTGTATAAGCTGCCGCAGCATCCGTGCAGT